GCACAGCACAGGTACCTGGCGATAAATACGATGGTAGACGAACTGGGCCGGATGATCGGCGGGTGGATTCAAAAGATCAAGGAGGATAAGCGCTGGTAACGGGTAGCATATTAAATGTGCCTGATTTCGTCCGGGAATTGGGGCAGTGGCACGAATGCCGGTGTTTGGCGTTCCGATTGGAACCGTGACCGCACGAACTCGGACAACAATGTGGGGTTTCGATGTGCCACATATCCTGAATAGAGGAAGCTATCAGCAAGCAACACGAAGGGATTAAGCGAGCGTTGCAAAAAATATTACACAAGGAAAGGATATTATCATGAAAATTTACAAATATAGGAAGATAACGGATTCAATTACAACGTACTGCCTACTTGAACCGGATTATAATTTACTGGACGAAAACGCTGAACGCGTTCAGGAGTTGGCTGTCATTGCCGGATACACTTACGTGAGTGTGCCGGACAGCATTAATTTGCCGGAACAACCGCCACAAATAGTTTTGATTCCGGCAGAACATCCATCGGCAGCAATAATTAATGAAGAGGTGGTTGAAATGATTCGCTGCCGCTACTCAATAAACGATGAAATTAAAATGCTGCGCATCGGGCCCAGCGCAGAAACATCAGTTTACAACGCATATGTTGAAGAATGCCGCGCCTGGGGAAGATCGGAAAAAGTAAAATTAGGACTGGGGTAACTTGTTATGGAATTAATACTGGGGTTATTATGACAGAGTCTAAACATAGAGTAGGGGATGATAATGGAGATTATACTCCAAGTAGGCCAGGCAGAATAGTAACCTGGACTTTGAACTCGAAACATCTAATAGGCGAGGCTTTTGATTTTGTAATTATGAACAACGGAAAGTGTGACTGGTCAATGTCCAACCGTGAAGCTTGGGATACTGCAATAGAAGTAGGCAAATGCCTGGGTTTGTCGCAAGTTGTTGACAGTAAGGGAAGAGTTAAGGAATTCTCGCACCTTCAGATTGGATAAATTTATAAAAAAAATAATAGTATTTTTATTGATGTGTTTATTGCTTTCTGGTTGTTGCTGTTGTTGTATTAAAGAGCAACCAGTGATAATTTACCAGCATGATAATATATTGTGGGACTTCCCACCGTTACTGACACCAACACCATACGGAAAAATTATTAATATTCCGTGTAATATCAAATAGGATAATTTATGAATTAGGAGGCCACATGACCTCAATTAAAATGAATAATTTAGGAAATTATAAAATGATAAAAAACGATAAGAAACGATTTTATATTGAAGAACAATTATCGGAACATCTTGGGGAAACTCCAGAGGGTTTTCTTATAGCTGAAGGTGTCCCAGTAGCAAGGACAGGCACTCAAACATATAAAGCAGATGAAGTTCCAATAACTCCTAGAGACGATGGATTGATCGAGATCAGGAGAGAGGAGACAGAAGTATTTGACCCTGATACAATTAAATCATTTGAAGGTAAGCCATTCTGTATAGACCATCCCGACGAAATGGTTACTCCCGAAAACTGGAAAGAATTAGCGCATGGCTTTATTACAAACGTAAGAAGAGGAATAGGGGAACAGATTGATTTATTAATTGGAGATATTGTAATCACAACCAATAAAGCAATTGAATTAGTAAAAGCCGGTATGAGGGAGTTGTCATGTGGCTATGATGCAAATTATGAACAACTTGAAAAAGGAGTAGGAATACAGAAGTCGATTCGCGGTAACCACATCGCTCTTGTTATGCGAGGAAGAGCTGGTCATAGATGTGCTATTGGAGATAAAGAATGTAATCATTGCGAACAATGTAAAAATAAAAATATGGAGGATATAGAAGATATGGAATTGAAAAAATTTAAAGCTGCTTTTATGAAGGCCTTAGATAGCATCAAAGATGAAGAAGAGCTTATTGAAGAGAAAAAGAAAGCAGAAGACAAAAAAATCAAGGACGAGGAAACAGCAAAAATTGAAGAGCTGAAAGCCATTAAAGACAAGCTTGCTAAAGATGAAGACTTATCTGAAGAAGAAATGGAAAAGCTCGAAAAAGAAGCAGATACTACCGAGGAAGAAAAAGAAAAGATTAAAGATAAACGAATGGCTAAAGATAAGAAAGTAAAAGATGATGAAGGAGAAATCGATCTTACAAAGCAAGTAGAAAAATTGACTGATATCGTTGAAGCATTAGTTACTTCCACTGGAGAGGCTCAGTCAAATTTTGATAAAAAATTTAAAGATGTTGAAGCTAAAGTAGAAGAGCTGAAAGCTTTAGATAAAAAAGCCAAAGATGCAGATGAAGAGGATGATGATGAAGAGAAAGAAAAAATAGAAGCTAAAGATTGCGATTCAATATGGCCGGATATAGCTGCAAGAGCAGATGTATTATCGCCGGGGATTAAATTGGTCAAGCCTACTAAAGACCATTCAAAATCTTTAGAAGCCATTAAGAAAGAAGCAATCAAAGCAGCTTATGCAACAGATAAAGATACTATTGCGCCTATTGTTAAGATTAAATCTTTGGATAAACTTACAGGTGATTCACTGGATTCGATATTCGTTGCTGCTTCGGAATTAATACAGAATAGAAATAACATAAAAACTAAAGATTCGGTTGTCTTTAAAAGTAAAGAAGCTCAAAGTGAGATACAGAAAATAAATGCAAGAAATAAAGAATTTTATAACAAGAAATAACTTTTTAATGGAGGAATAAAAATATGAGTAATGCTTATTTATACAGAATGCCAGTTGGAATTGCTGGTGATATTACAAGAAAAGAACAATCAACAGTTGAAGCACAGGTGATGAGTTCTACCACTCCTGTTACGGTATTTGGAGTCCCGGTCAAAATGACTTCAGGTAAAATATTGCCTTTGAGTTCAGGCGAAGATACTATTTATGGATTTTTGGTTCGTCCTTATCCTACTTCTTATACCGCCAACGAAGCATTGGGAACCTCAACTCCTTCTGCTACTTTAGCCTGCGATGTATTGCGCAGAGGATATATGACGGTTAAGAATACTGCTGGTACGCCTGCTAAAAATGGACAGGTTTATTTTGTCAGTGCAACCGGTTTAATTTCTGCTTCTGCTTCTAGTGCGACTGCTATTACTGGTTGCTATTTTATGGGCGATGCTGATTCTGATGGTAATTGCGAAATTGCCTATAATCTTTAATTCATAAATTAATTTTGGAGGAAAAATAAAATATGTTGACATACGATAAATATACATTAGATAGTACAGGTGCTTTCCTTATTGGAGAGCTTGAAAGATTAGATCAGACGCTGCATGAGCCATTGGTATCAGTAACCTGGGGACGAGATATTGATTTGCGCGAAGATGTAAGTATTGCGGACGAAAGTTCTAGCTTTACAAATTCGTCTTTTGCTAATGCTGGTGGCTTGACTGGTACTGGTAAAAACTGGATAGGCAAGAATAGTAATGCTATTACTGGCCCATCTTTGGATATCGGAAAGACCAGTTCTCCTTTGTATCTCTGGGGTGCTGAAGTTTCATATACTATCCCTGAATTGCTTTCTGCACAGCAGTTAGGTCGTCCCGTTGATGCCCAGAAATATGCGGCAATGCAGATTAAGTACCAGATGGATGTAGATGAAATGGTTTATATTGGAGATACTTCATTTACTAAATATGGATTGGTAAATTCAACATCCGTAACTTCTGCCTCTGTTGCCACTGGTGCTGCTGGTGGAACTACTTGGGTAACCAAAACAGCAGATGAAATATTAGCAGACGTTAATACTTTAATCGAGACTTGCTGGTCTGCTGCTGCTTTTGTAGTTTGCCCTTCTAAACTTCTGTTGCCTCCGGCTCAGTTTGCTTATATTGTCAGCCAGAAAGTTTCTACTGCTGGTAATATTTCAATCCTTCAGTTCTTGGAAGATAATTGTATTTCCTTGAAAGTGAATGGAAAGAAATTAGATATTCAGCCCTTGAAATGGTTGACTGGTCGTGGTACAGCCGCTGGTTCTCCTTCTGCTGCAACTGACAGAATGGTGGTTTATACACAGGATAAAAACCGTGTAAGATTCCCGCTGGTACCTTTGCAGAGAACACCTCTCGAATATAGATCCATATATCACTTATGCACATACTACGGTCGCGTTGGGGTGGTCGAGTTTGTCTACCCGGAATGCAGTATGTACGCGGATGGGATTTGATAAGGAAAATTGAATGATTATTTATAAGATTGTTAGCAAATCAAATGGTAAGATTTATATTGGACAAACTAAATATAGTCTTGACAAAAGAATTGCTCAACATATTAAAGATAATAAAACTCCAGTCCAGAAAGCTATAAACAAGTATGGACTGGAGTCATTCGAAATTTCAATTATCGATGAAGCAGACACAAGAAAAGAATTAAGCGAGAAAGAAGTTTATTGGATAAAAGAATTAAATAGTAAAGCTCCTAATGGATATAATTTAACTGATGGCGGAGATGGATTAATTAATCCAACAAAAGAAACAAGAGAGAAAATAGGAAAAGCTTCTTCGATAAGAAACAAAGGTTCTATTGGTTGGAATGCAGGTCTAACAAAAGAAACAGATGAAAGATTAATGAAGCTATCTAAAAAATTATCGGGAAGAAAGCAAACAGAAGAAAGTAATGATAAAAGAAGTAATTCATTATCCGGTAAAAGTAAATCTGAAGAGCATAAAGACAATATGAGGCATCCACATATTATGTCTGCCGAAGGTATAGCTGCCATAGCTCTTTCAAATAATGACCCAGAGAGATTAAAAAACGCATCTATAAGATTTTCCGGAGAAAACAATCCCAGTAAAAGGCCAGAAGTTGCAAAGAAAATAAGCAAGAAAGCAAAAGAAAGAGCGGCGTTAGGAATAGGAAATACAGATTATTTTTCTACCCATACATTTACCAAAGAAAATAATTATCAATGGTTAGGAGAAAATAAAGTAGTTCTATGTGCCAATAAAGACTGCGGAAAATATTTTGAAGATAGACCTAATGGAAATAAAAAATATTGCAATAGGAAATGTATGGGTGCCGATCCTGAAAGAGCAAAAGCAATAAGCGACAAACAAAAAGGTAAGGTGCTTTCTGATGAGCATTTAGCCAATATTAAAATAGCTCAACAAAAAAGAAGAGAAAAAACAAAATCAAAAGGAGAATAAATAAAATGGCAAGAGTAAAAGTAACGAGCGTAATTCAATTACCGGACAAAGACAAAACAGTACTTAAACCGGGAGAAGGAATGATTCATACAGTAAGCGATGACGTAATGTCTCACTGGTTTATTCAAGGGAAAATTGAAGCAGGCGAAATAATAATTGTAACTGAAGAAAATCAGAAACAAAAAGTACTTCCTTATAATAGACCAAAGGTTGCAATATCCCCTAAGGTAGTAGAAATTAAACCTCAAGATGATAAGCTTGTAGTTCCTAAGATAGAAGTTAATTATTTAGAAGAGAAAGAACCTGTTGTTGTAGAAGCTAAGGTTGAAGAAGTCAAGGAAGTAAAATCAAAAATCAATAAGAGAAAATAATTATGGCATTTACAATTTTACAATTCAGAACTGACTTCCCGGAATTTGCTTCAACATCTCCTGAAATATTTACAGATAGCCAAATTACATTTTGGTACAATATTATTAATAAAAGACTTGATTCAGAACGCTGGGGCGATTTAAGAGATTATGGATTAGAATTATGGGTTGCTCATAATCTTATATTATCAAAGAATGATCAAGCAGCAGTTGCTTTAGGTAATTATTCAGGGCAAGCAAATTCTTTAAAGTCAAATAAATCTGTAGGCGATGTTTCTGTTGGCTTAGATAATCAATCCATTATAGAAGAAAAAGGCGGCGATTATAATCTAACAAGATACGGAAGATTATTTATTCGTCTAGCGAGACAAATAGGTATTGGCGGAGCAGTAGTATAAATGACAACCATAAAACTCAAAACAAAAGTTGATAATACTTTAAATATTATTAAAGATATTAAAAAACTAACTGGCTTTGATGTATTAGTGGGTATCCCGGAAGCGAATGCAAAAAGAGAAGAAGTAGAAGAGAGCAATCCTGCTTGGGGATGGAATATTAAAAAAAATCTAAGAGACAAAAAGAAATCTCCAATAAATAATGCTCAATTATTATACATTCACTCTAAAGGCTCTCCTGTACAAAAGATACCGCCTCGGCCATTAATGGAACCGGCATTGGAAGCTTCTGGGAATAAAGAACGAATAGATGAAGACTTAAAGAAAGCAGCACAATTAATGTTGGATGGGAAACCAGAAGCTGCAATCAAAGCATTACATAGAGCCGGAATTGATGGAGTAAATATTATAAGAGATTGGTTTGACGACCCAAGGAATAATTGGCCTCCAAATAAAAGATCAACAGTATTGGCTAAAATAAACAAGAAATATAAAACAAAGAAGTCAAGAAAGAAATATAGAGATATTTATGATGCCGGAGAAAGTGGAATTGATCAAGTTTTAATAGATACCGCTCAAATGAAAGACGCAATTGTTTATTCAGTAGAAGTAAATAAAGAGTAGAAATATAGTCTAAATATGACTATATTTCTACTCAGGATTAGCTAGGAACAGCTTTTATTTATTATATATTAGTATTTACTTGCTTTTCTTTTGCCTCCTTGATTATTACCAATATTTAATGGAAAACAACTGTAGCAAATTTTAGCTTCTGGTTTTTTAGCTAATAGGTTTTTCTTTAATGGTTTGCCACAACTTTTACATTTTTGACTTGATAATTCATTAAACTTAAATTCTTTTTTTCATTTTTATTTCTCCTTTTTATAAGTTAGATGCAAATTGTTTAATGCAATCCGGACAAATATTCATATATTTTCTTTTCATTAATGTTGCAACCAAAATAGGTGTTTTAGCTTTAATTTCTTTTAAACAAGAATGACAATGGCGTTTATTTTTTGTTACTTGAATATTAATACTTTTCATAATTAGCTCCTTGTTTTTTGATTTCATTTTAAACTAAATAAAAACAAAAGTAAAGCTTTATTTTCAACTATTTTTACTAATAATATTAAGGATTTATATGATAAACGTCGCAGAAGTAATTACAGATCCTGATTTTGCACAACAATTTACTGTTTATCGCTCTTCAGGAGATTGGGTGTCAGGCCGATGGACAGAATCAATCCCAGAGCAAATAGCAATGACTGGTGTAATTTCTGTAATGAATGAAAAAGAATTACAAGCAATGCCGG